GTCCCTGCTAATCTCTAAATTCGTGGGTATGAAGTTTTCGCCGGAGTTGAACGCTAGTACGTACAAGCTGCTGGCCTTCAAGCTGTCCCCAGTGCCAAATTGTTTCGTTGCAATTTCTTGCCTGATGAGTTCGTCGTCTATCGGCAGATTTACGTCAACAAAAGTAGCATCCAGGCGCACAAGAACGGGCACATCAACAGGGCGGTCAAACGTCATGCTGTGAACAATGGTAAAAGTGGTGCCGTTGGGGCGCGTGAAATCCTCACTAAACGTTCCAGTTACCGCGCCGACCATCCCCTTGCCCCCGGTCTTGTTTTAACCATCGTCTCAACAATATCAGATACCGCGCCGCCCTCAACCACTACCCACAAGCTATGCGCCGGTATGCCGTCAGCGTCCATTGTTGCTGTGTCGTTCTCGTAGACCGCTACGTCAGTAACGTTCGGCACACTAGCCAGTGCTGTGAACATGCGCCCGGTGCTGGAAGACTGCGGGGTCTCTAGAGACTTGTTGCGGCGTACACGAAGCTCTTGGTCTGTCTCTTCATCAATCCCCACGGTTGCCGCTGTCGGGTTTGTAACCGAACCAACACCAATGACAACCGTTACCGGGTTAACGATGGTGTCAGCGTCCGCTTCAACCGCGCCAAAATTAACAGCAAAAAGGGTGACTGTGGTGGTGCCGGCGGTTAGCGTTCTGACTGCCAACGTTGACCATGATTGCCCAAGGTCGTCTTCTACGGCGTAGTCAACCGGTAGTGTTAGCGGCCTATCGGTTACAACAGTTACATCCACTTGAGAGCGCGTGGCGGGCCTGCGCGTGATGCCTGACAGCTTAATGATAGAGTTCAAAGACTGGCCAAGGGCAAAGTCAGGATCACGTTGATTGTACTCAAGAGCGCCGAACGATTGCGCATCTAGTACAAGCTGCGCCTCAATCGCCACCCGCTGGCCGTCTGGGCTGTCGGCGTCAAGGTTTATATCTTCGCCATAAATTGCCCGGTAGCCCGCCGCCAGTTCGTCGTATATCTCCTGAAAAGTCTGCACCTGTATGCCGTCTGGCGTGAATCTTGGCAATGTCATGCGGTAAGCTCCAGGGTCTGCAAATCTTGTATTGTAAAGACGTCGGTGTACTGAAGCTCGATTGTAACACCCCTGCTGCTGTTTCGCTTAATTATGCCTAACCGCTGTATTGAAATAACGCCCTCGGTTTGCAGTACGGTTGATTCCACGGCTCGAATGATGCGCCGCTCGGTGCCAAGATTGCCCAGCAACTGAAGCCAATCGACGCCGGCTTTCATGTTCAGATACCAGTCTCCACGAAACGAGCGCAGCCGAGTCAGCACGTTTTGCGCAATAGCGGCAGAGTCTCGTTTGTAAACCGCCCGCCCTTTACCAAACCGCCAATCAAGATCTTTGTCTAGTCCGCTGACCTGCATTATTGCGGTCCTCCTGTGTTGCCGGTGCCAGGCTCTACGCCGCTGTGGGTGTGCGTGGTCAAGCTAATGCCTTGCGCCTTGATGTCGCTAGTGCTTGTCATAGTGCCACCGCCCAACCCCGAAAAGTTCCCAGCTGATATTGTGCCAGAACATGTGATGTTGCCGTTAACTTGCATGTTGCCGTTTAGCGTAAAATCGCCTGTGATTTCTGTGTCACCCTCCTGCACCATGTTGCCTTGGCGTGTGTAGTTACCATCCTGATTCGTGTCGCCCGTCTGCTGAATCACGCTCGGAATAGTCAGCGCCCCGGCCATAGGATTAACGCCCACAATGGCCAGGCCGTCGCTATAATCGTGCATCCTGAACTCTGCCGGGCTTTGAAAGTCTGCGCCACCATACCATCTGTCAAAGCATCGCTCTGTTAGTACTAGCAAGCAATAGTCACCAACGGCTATTGGGTGCGCCGTGTAGCTGCCGCCGCCCTGCATAAAGACAGGCGGAACCATCGTAAACTCTGGAAGCTCAATAGATCGGCCATCTACAACGCGGTTAATGACCGGCTGCACGCTGATGGTTTTGGCCTGTACGCCGGTCACCTTGGCAATGGTTGCCGTATGCAGATTGGACAGCGTGAACTCTATTGCGTCATTCATTACGTCAATTAACTGGCGCTTTTCATTCATAGAACCACCGTCCCTGCTCCTAGCCTTCCGGTACACGCTTGGCTCCAGGCGTCCCCGTAATTATCGCCGCTATACGTGATGGTTTCAATGCGATAAACACCGTCCATATAAGGCGCTGTAGTGCTTATAAGTTGCACACGTCGGCCTATCTTCACGGTAGGGTTAATAAGCGTCTGGAACGTTACCAGCTTGCTCTCCCGCGTCGGCGTGCTAATCAAACCGGTGGCTGCACTAACGACGGGTATAAACCGGCTCGTCACTTCGTTGTCTTTGATGATGTAAAGCTGTTCGTTTTCGATGTACCACGTTTCGTCAGGGCCTACCATTTCATTAATGAGCTGTACGCTATTGCCCACTAGAACCTTGGGGCGCGTCAACACGGGCCGTTCTGTAATCTTGCCAGCACCGGTATTGGGCATATCCTGCAGCGCCGAATCTACTGCCCGGCGCCCACCCTCTACCGTTCGGCTCGTGAAACTATTGGAAAAATCAAAGCCGCCATCTTGCGATTCTATGGTAGTGACAAGATCTGGCCCTTGGCGCTCTGTGCCGCCGGTGAATATCGTTCCCTTAAATATAAGCTCTTGCCGGTCTTGATAGCCGCAGGATAGCCGTATAGGGATCATTTTTTGTTGCTCGGCATCCTTTGCCAGCGCCAGGCGTTTGCGTTCTTCGATGTTGTAGAGCTGGATTCGGGCCTTGTTCAAACCGCCCATTGTGGACTTGTCAACTTCAAAGCTGATCCGCATGGGCGGTTTGATTATTTCGGTGCGCGTGCCGATGTCAACTTCTAGAGTGTAGGTTCTGTTAAATCTTGGGATGATCAAAACTGCACCTCCACGCCCCGAATCTGTTCCATATCCGCAGCCTCAATCATGTAGATTTCGCACCGCCCGCCACTGAAGTCCTGCCGCGTAAACGGGTCAATGCCGTTGCCGCTCTTGTCAACACAGATAAAATCAAAAGGCTGGTTCTGGCTTAGCATGTGCAGCACGCCGACGGATAGTTTCAGGCCGTACACTTGGCTGTCGCCAAACTCGACATCAAATAACCATACCTGGGTGCGCGGGTAGAACCGCAAAACGAATGTGATCTCGTCTTTCTCAAAAAGGATTGTATGGCGCTGGATGGGCTCGTCTGTTAGGTTTTGTAAGCGCTTCATTAGAATGACACCCCAATTCTCTCAAGCGTCGAGTTAAGGAATGACTGCGGAACATCCGCGCCTTCCTGTACGCCCTTATCCTTGGACCCTTCCGTTTGTCCGTTGGTGACTGCTGACGGATTAGCCGCTGGCGTTATCTCTGTGAATATAGTATCGGCAAACCGGAACTGCTGAAGCTCCATTGTGAAGTCTAGCGAGTTAGTTTGGTTTGTTCGCGTAATCTCAAGCGATGTAATGTACATCTGCTCATAAGTGCGGAACGGCATATCAATGCTGATAAGCTGCTCGCCTTCCTGTAGAGACTCCATCGTATCAATGAAATTCTCAATGTTGCTTTTCGCCGTGTCGTCTTGTAGCCCGAGGTAGCTGGCCACGCGACTGCTGCTCTCGATAAAGCTATCCACTTTATCAATGGCATTGGTGAAGTCATTTGTAAGCCCTGACACCCTGCTAACTTGTGCTTGCGTCCTGGCTGGAGCGTATTGTGTGATATTTCCCACCTGTTCTTGCGCTGCTTGTAGTGCGGCTATGGCAGGGTTTGGCATAAAGAAGGCGTCTGACACATTGCCCTCTATGCTCAAGGTTAACGGGTTACGTATGATGTGGTCGTTAATATGGCTACCATCTTCTAGGAAGGTGGTCGGCACCGATGCGCTGCGGAGCACACGTTCACGCACGCGGGCTGTCGTAGTAAATCCGCCAATGCCAACAGCCTCTTGCTCGTCACTACCAAACTGGCTGCCCAGATAATCCCGGATGCCCATTAGTTCCCCCCTCTTCCGCGTGTCTGATTCCGCGCATCTTCAAGTTGCCGCTGTAGACCGTCCGCTGCTGCATTGCCTGCCTTCTCGGGATCTGATGTGCGGATGTCCATAGTAACGGTTTGCTCGACCATGTTGTATTGGTCCATGATATTGCCGCGCCCGCCTGGACGCA